CGTACTCTTTCGTCCAGACAGTACCCTGGCCAATATCAGCACCAGTAGACCCCCATCCGCACGTCCACGGCTCACCATCCTTGCTGCCAGGATCAGGATAAGCCTTTAGACGCAGCGTCTCAAAGCTATGGATTAGGTCGATACCGGCCTGAGAAGTTTTCATTTGCTCGCACCTCAAAATATATTTCCATTTTAACCGAAAACAGATTGCGCAAAGCCTGCGTGGCAGATTACAATCACTCCAAGCCAACAGGAGCAACCCAATGCATACCAAGAATCAAACAGAGTTCGTACGCACAATCCATAAAGCAATCTCCTTCGCCGACGATAAATTCCAACGTTCACGTACCAGCGAATACAAGCACATTTTCGGCATGCTGCGTGGTGCCTTGTTGGTCGGTGGCATCAGCTACGAAATGTACTCTTCACTCTACAGCCACGTCTGGGAATGCAAGTTTGACTCCGACGCAGTAGACATGGAAGATCCAGAGCAGGCAGAATTGAGTATGGAGGATTAATCATGAAAACAATTACAACAGTCGTAATCGTGGTTCTGCTGTGTATCGGCTTCGTTGTATCGAATCGCATGAGCTACCAAGATGGCCTAGACGATCAAGCCTTTCGATGCCAGATGATCTCGGAAGGAGTATGGCCAGATGTAGACGGTTACTTTGAAAAAGTTTGCAAGTCTTGATCTGGCTTGCTGGTTATATCGCGCTGATTACTTGTATCTGCCTACTGTTTCGCAATGGATTGTCGGAGGTTTAAATGAAGAATGCATTTGAGTACGAGGCTGAACTGGCTGCGCTGCGGGAAGAACTGGCCCAATCGAACGCTGCTCACAACGTCGCCGAAGAGAATCACGCTGCGCTCAACACGACCATTTTCAGGCTCGAGCAGCGGAATGCGGAGTTGGTCGAGTTGCTGCGTAATCACCAGTGGGAGTTGTAGCCCTGCGATAGCCAAGGCCCTAGAGCTGGAGGTTGGTATTGCGTCGAATGCGGAGAATCCAATAAGGACGCACATACAGCAGGCTGTAAAGTGGCCGCAGCCATCAAACCCACCGAATCGGTAGCAAGCGAATGAAACTTTTCAAAATTAGGATTAATCGACGTAAATTTTATATTCGAGCCCACAACAAACGGTCCGCTAAATCGCAGTGCAAGTTCTTCTTTGGCACAAGTAAGGGGTTAAAGAAATGCGCATAAATGTTTACAGCCAGGAACTCACCAGTGAAGTGGTCGAGATCCAGAAGTTGTCGAACACTGGCCTGACCTACAGCGCCGTCCAGATGATCCTGCACAGCAGTGAGCGCCTCCACCATCCGCCAGAAGATGACGACCGCAGCGCGGTTACCTTCTGGCTGCCGAAATCGAAAGCCCGTCGTGAAGATTTGGCCGCAGCCTTCGAGCGCATGGCGGCACTTGTGCGCATCGCACCGCCTGAAACCGGATTAGATTAAGGAGCAAACGATGAGCGGTAAAATTGAAATCTCGCGTGAGCTGGCGGAGCGACTTGACAGCCCGCACAGCTCTGTACGGAATGCCGCTATTGAGTCGCTGCGCCGTATCCTCGCCGCCCCTGTCGTCGAGCGCCACCCGGTGGCGTGTGCCCACGAATGGACTGATGACGGTGAATTCACACTGGTTTGTACAAAGTGCGGCCTTGAGGAAAACTACGAGCCTTACGGATGGGTGCAAACCAAGGGCAATGCCATAAATCACTTCACTCAAGAATGGGATGTTGTGCAGGATTGGGAGGATAAAGGATTTGAATATAAGCCCCTGTTCGACACCCCGCCCGAACTCGCCGAACTGCAAGCCACCATCGCGCAATTGCGCATCGACTTGAGCAATCAAACTGAGCTGACAAATCAGGCGAACCACCACAAGGCACAGCGCGGCCAGGCAATAGACGAGCTGACGGCCGAGAACGAGCGGCTGCTTAGCGGTTTCTGGCAGCAAGTCACCGACGCTGATCTGAAGAAAATCGCGGACTTTGTGGGTGATGGCGACCTGCCGACGAACTCGTTCTTTATGCGAAAAGATGCTGGCGACTTGGCAAACATGACCATGCATATGGTGCGTGAGGTGCAATCGCTGCGTAACGAAATCGAGCGGCTGAAGGGTGGGCAGGGTGAGCCTATCTATCAAGTTCAATACCGTGGTGATGGCGGCGGTGGTTGGTCCGATGCAGAGAAGGCCAGCTATGACGCTAAGGTTCCGCACCCTGATCATTGGATGACTCGCATCGTATACGCCTCGCAGCCCGCGCCGGTATCGGTGGTGCTGCCTCCGTACATGCCCGGCGATACCGAAGACAGTGACGTGTTGACGGATTGCCGCAACGAAGGCTGGAACGCCTGCCTCGACAAGCTCAAGGAGCTGAATCAATGAGATCCGTCTACGGCAAGGAGTGCGAGAAACATCCAGAGTTAGCAGGTCGTCGCTACCTACCGAATCTTGCTTGCATCAAGTGTCATAGTATCCAAAACAAGGATCGTCACGCAACACGCAAGTTAGCGCTAAACGAACTAATAGCAGCGGCTATTGAGGCGCCACAAACGCCTAGATTGACTGCCGCACTGAAAGCAATGGGTAAATCAGCATGCAGCATAAAGCCTTAAGCAACCGTTATTACCTAGAGGGCAAAGTAGCCTATCTGGAGGGAAGGAATGACTGTCCATACCAAAATGGAGAACAAAAGAACTACTGGCTCGCAGGAATTGTCGAGATGCGCGAAGAACTTAGAGTTCTCAGAGAAAGTTTGCAGTTGCAAGCACGAAATCAGCGGTAGTGGTGGCGTGTTTCTAAGGAGTTACGGGGTTATTTACTGTAACGAATGTTCTGGCCTTCAAGTTATTCGGAAACCTATCAAATGAGCCAACGAATCAAACTGAAATTCTTCCCGTTTCCTGACATGGTTTCGGATCTGGTGGTTAACTTGGCTGAGTCTGGCTTCAATATCGAGATGAGTCCGTGCGAAGGCGGCGACTTCAGCGTGTTGATTGCTGAGCGTTGTTATGAAGGGGAGGAGCCTATGGTATTGCCGACTGGACCAACTATCCACTAAAAGAAACCCCGCTTATTAGGCGGGGTTTTTGTTTACGACAGTATATGCCAGGCGAAGTTTACGCCAATCCCAGCTAGCGCGACCCCAGCAGCATCACGAAAGTTAACCCTGAAAGTTGAAGCGTTTGGGGCGTCCGGCTGACAGAACTGCGCGGCAACGTTATTCATGTTGCTAGTAATAACTCCTTTTGGGACGAACCCAGCTAGGTGCGGAACAACCACGTTACCGGACCCATCAGTTGTTCCCGCGAAGAAGCCACGAGTGATAACTCCAGCATTCATGTCAATGACGTTGCTAGGCCCCGTAGCGCCGAAAATCAGCGGCTGAGCCCCTGCACCAGCGTTTGTAGTGAACAGGTTGTTATTCGTGATAATGATTCGGTCACCCGCACCAGTACCTACACTGATCCCGTACTTCTGGTGATCGGCGAAATTCTGAACGGGGCCACCAATGCGCATGCCGTTAATCGTGATATCGGAAGTGTTTGTATCAATAAATACGCCTGCCGATGTGTTCGGGGTCGCCTGCGAGTTGCCGCCTACCTGGCCGCCATTCATTGTTACGTTACGAACGTTGGTCCCGATAGAAATACCGTGAAGGCCGTTATTGATAGAGCGTGTGTTCACCATGAACACACCGTCCACCATCCCGGTGCCGCCGCCGATCTGCCACCCGAAGTTAACCGAGGACGCAGCCCAGCAGTTGGTGAAGGTGTTGTAGTACATCCATCCAGTGCCGGTGCAGCTCATGATATAGGCGTTGTTGCCGGCAGTGTCTGACCAGATATCGGTGCAATCGATAGCGCTGACGTTTGTCCCGTCGAGGGCGTTCATGTAGACGCTAACTTTGCATCGAATGAAGTCACAGGATGCGATTTTTGCACCGCCGCATTGAGTGATGTAAAGGCCGGCAAACGGACTCTTGATGGCGGTGTTGTCGACAATCACGTTGCGAATAAACTGGTCGTTGCCGCCGTAAATGTGTATGCCGTAGCCGTCGCCGTTCACACTGCAAGTGTTGATGCTGATGTTTTCGACGTAGGTGTAGGCATTTGAAAGCCCGATACCAATAAAGTAGTTGTAGATCTCAATGTTTCGGATGTATGTACGAGCCACTGCGGAGTTGATGAATCGGCCAGCGGTGCGCACGACAATGGCGTCGAATTGCATATTCTCTACACGAGAGCCAAAGCCGGCCATCGTGATAACGTCGCCTGTCGTTTGCGTAGTTTTAAGGATGGAAACCGCCGAGCTTTCACCTAGCAGGCTTTGACCGTGCCCCAGCGTCAGGCCAGCGCTAAGAATGTAAGTGCCGGCTGGTACGAACACACTAAACGTTCCTGCCGCCGACAGTGCTGCCTGGAATGCTGCTGTGTCATCAGCAAGACCATTGCCCAGTGCGCCGAAATCTTTAACGCTGACCGACTCTGCGAGTTTTTGAGAAACGGTGCGACCTGTTGCGCCCGTTACGTTTCGCTTATAGCCAACCAGTGCCGAACCCTTCGTTGCGTCTGACGAATTAGCAAGGTCTTGTCGAAGAACAGCGTCGCCCACTTCTACCAAGCTTGCAGAATCTGTCGCCCATGTGCCGGTCAAATTTACCGGGAAGCTGGCCGGCTGTTTAACCATGTAGGTTGAACCGGCGCGATCAATCAATTGAGTAGGACGGCTCACTGTTAGCGGAGTACCATCGATATACACAAGATGGGTTGGCTCGAATCCCATAGCGATCAGGAAGTCAGAAACCTGCTTTTCCATGCCTGCCCAAGTTTCGCGGCGACGAAGAAACCTGTCATAAAACGAAGGAGATAGTGAGTTCATCCCCTCGTCAAAATTCGATGCGTTATCGTAAAGGTCTTTAGGTGAAGTAGACCCTAGCGGATTCAATGTGTTGTAAGTATTGGTCATGTCGGGTCTCTATTAAGTGTTTAGAACCAGCGGCCTTTAGCGATGTATCCCGGCTTCGCAGTTGCGCTATTGACGTAGGAAAAAATAGCTATGCCGACAGAAGTCAGAGTAACCGCACCGCCGCACCCGGCCCACGAGGCGGCTACTGTGACGTCGGATAAAGCCGGACTAACTACAGGATCAGCCCCTACAAAGGCAACAGGGAAAGTGAAGGAAGTAGTGTTCGCCGAGAAAATTGCGCCGATACTATTGCTAGTGGTCACAGGGGTGGAATTTGTCGACTCACAAATCATGGTCCCGTCAGCGTACTTGGTGCAGACTCCGTTGGCGTTTGACACGGTCTCAAAAGCTGCGCCCGTCGGTACACCGGCAGACTGGCTCACGGTGCCGACAGCTCCCGCGCCCATAGACGTGGCCCCGGTACCGCCATTCGCAATAGGCGTGATCGTGCTCGCTGAAGTCGCCAGGCCTTTAGCGTTTACCGTTACCGAGCCGTAAGTTCCAGCTGAAACTCCGGTATTCGCCAGTGTGATCGCCGCTGTAACGTTTGCAGTACCGTTGAAACTCACAGTCCAGGTGGCATCGCCGGTTGTGGCAATGCTGCGCGCCGTAGTTAGACTAGCTGCGCTGCCAGTGATACTGGTGATATCAGTGTTAGCGCCAGAGGACGCTGCGGATAAAGCCGTGCGTCCTGCTGCTGCGTTAGCGATCCCGCCGAGAGTTCGCCCAAGGCTAGACAGGTCGTAGGTCGCCAGAGCCCCGGCGCCAGTAGCGTACAGGCCCTTGTTAGCCGATAAGGTCAGCCCAGCTAGCGCTGCAACGTTCGGGCTAATCAAGGCCAGCGCGTCTTGCTCCATTTGATACCAAGTCTTGCGCGGCGCCCCTAGCCTGTCAGGCTCTGTTGCTGACGTACTTTGCAGGAACCTGTCGAAAGCCTGAGCATTATCGTCAAGGTCACGGGGGTCCGTAGACGGAACTGGGTTCATCGTGTCGTATGTCATGGCTGTGGCCAATCCTCGTTAATTGCTGAATCCATAGCGTCTATATAAGTCTGCCACGGGTTTAAAGGCCACTCACGATTCATTGCAAAATCGAAAATAGACTGGTCAATAATAAACTCAGGGAATTCACCCCATCCGGCATCCAAAATAGGTCTTTCCCTTAGTTCAAGTTCAGCGGAGAATGACCATAGAAGCGGGCCAACTCTGGATGGTCCAGAGTAAATATCAGTGAATCGTGCGGTGTAATCTTGATAACCGAGCGGCGTTTCAAGTGGGCATTCGAACCACTGCGAGCCATCTATTAGCTGGTCACGCCACCAAGCTTCGAAAGTCTGAGACTGCGCAGAGTTGAATATCCAGCTAATGCTGGCCATCGTCGGAACGCTGGTGAAATTTCTGCGTTGACGAGCGCGACCGCTAGCGAGTTCTGATCGTTTTAATGGCGATACAGTTTGATAGGTTCTGCCATTATGTAACCCTCGCGGTAATCCTGCTGGATAGTTAATCATGGCGCTGA